AGCGGTATTCTCCACTAAATAACCTTGTTCTTGCACTAAATAGGCTTGTGCTTGTGATACCGCTTCATCGATCATAGCTCTAAGCTCTCCATCTGTGAAGCCTGATCGCTCGGCTATTTCTCTATCAACTGTAATTTTAGGGGTTGGGATAGCCCAACGCTCAACGCCAATAGAAAGCAAATTAGAAGTTCTTTGCTTTTGAGACCACCACCAATAACAAGGCCTTAAAAGTCCAACTCCTTCAAAATTTTGACCAGTCTTATTTAAAGTTAAAAGTAAAAGCTTATTTGCTGGGATTGGTTCAGGCATAACGCCCCCAATCATATTTTGCATAACACCTTCTAAATTTCTTCCATCCATGGTCAACCAACGCTGATGGCTTGTTGGTTCTCTATCAGCATATCTTTTAAGAAAGATTTTTTCTTGGCCAATCGAATCAGTGCAAATATGATAAAGCTCTTCAGCATATCGCCAACCTAAAGGCAAAAATTCAAGAAGGTAGCTCAGTTGCTCTTCAAAGCTGCAATCCATCATTCCAGCATAACCGTCAAAGCCAAAGTTTTCATTACAAAACCTAGCCAGTTCTTGACTCACTGGATCATTTTCAACGCCTGGTTTAAAAATCCACTTAGCACTAAGCAATGTTTGCTTTACAACCGACCAAGATCGCCGAACAATTGGATCACTAGCAAGCATATTTTCAGCGGTTAAAGTCCATTGTCTACCGCTTACCGCTGGATTTTGTTCTTTACCAGCAATATAACCGCCAGTTAAATTAGTCCCTGAAATACCTAATGTTTTAAAAATAGGTTGTGCTTTTTCTTCTAAAGATTCCCCTGATTTTAGGTTCATAGATAAGGCTGGGTACATGAAACACTCTTAAACAAAATTAAACTAAGTAAATTGTATTAACTATTATCATAAAAAAGCAAATTTAAAAAGCGGTCATCATTAAATATAGCAACAAATCTAAAAAAGACCGCTTTAAGAAGAAATTGGCTGGATAAGACAAAGGTTAAACTCAACCAGCCGTATTTCATTTTAAAAGAGAACAATCTATTTTCATATCTTGCCCCCATCGAACTACTTTTTTAAAATAATACAAATTGAAACATAAATCAATTTGAATTTAAAAAAAAGATAATTGTTGGTTCTAATGTGCTATGCGTTACCATTGTCATTGTCTTCAACTCGATCCAACCCAAAAAACCAGCGAACCAACAATATATCAACACATTAATAGAAAGGATTCTTTCATGTGTAAAATAGAAGGTGAATTTTTTTTAACTCAAGAAGGCAAGATATTCTATAGGGGTCAAGTTTATGAAGCTATGGATTGTGAATTTATGCCAGGCTCCAAGCTGGTATTCAAAATGATCGATGAAAAGCTTGATAAACCAATCAAAAAAGTTGTTAAAATGGAAGCGCTGAAACCACAAATAGAGAGAAAAGAAGATATGTTTATTTTACCTCCTGATATGGCCTTGAGCTTCCCATCAATGCAAGCTCAATCCCCAATCTCAACCCATAGCGAATCACCAGTTGAACCAATTAACGATCTAAGCCAACTCCAAGATTTGCTTAAAATGACTGGTAATAACTTACCTTTGAGCATAGCTATTCTTATTGCTCTCTTCCTCTACAAAGAGAAAAAAGAAAAAGATAAAAAAGAGGTTGATCATTCAATTGCGTGCGATATGGATAGAAAAGAGCTTCTAAGAAAGATTGACATATTACAAAGTCAAGTAAACGATTTTGAAAAAGATCAAATTAAAATTGGATTAACTGGAGATGATCTTGAAGAGAGAATTGAGAAGCTGGAGAAGGCTAAGCATTAGCGGTTTTTTTTCGGCTTGGACTTGATCCAACTGATCTTAAATATTTATAAATTGTAGCCTTTGATATGCTAAGTTGTTCGCAAATTTCATCAGTTGCATGACCATCTTCATATAACTTTTTAACCAATAAAGCTTTCTTTTTTGCTGGATTGCTTATCCCCTTCGGTCTTCCTAAAGTTTTTCCCCTTTCTCTTGCTGCTTGGAGTCCAAGAAGCGTTCTTTCTCTGATCAATCCAAGCTCCATCTCCGCTAGTGCCGAGAATATATGAAAGATAAACGTACCAAAGCTATTGCTTGTATCAATGCCATCACTTGTTTTTAAATGTGCTTTTTTAGCTTTAATCGACTCAACAATTTCAATCAGTCCTTTTACTGATCGTCCTAGCCGATCCAGCTTTAAAACAAGTAGAGTATCTCCAGCTTTCAAAGTCTTTAAAGCTTTTTTAAGCTCGTCTCTATCTTTTGATCTTGAGCTGATTTTTTCTTGAAAAATTATATCACAACCATGCTTGGTTAAAAAGTCGAGTTGAGCTGATAGATTTTGATCGGCGGTTGATACTCGTGCGTATCCAATTAGTTTAGACATTTAAAAGTCCTTGTGTTGTAGTTCAATAAATCAACACATTAAATTAAACTAATCTTTCAATAAATCTAGTCCTCAGTTTTTAAATCAATTTCAATTTCATCAATCACTGCAAGGAGTTTTATTCTGATCGCTTCATCCTCTTTGAACAAGGCCTGGATAATATCTTTAAATAAAAGTAAAGTTTCTATTGTCATTTTTTAGAGCTCCTTTTAAGTGATGGTTTATCTATATTGAATTGTTTAGCGGCTTTATATACTCGATTCAAGGGTACCTGCAAATCTCTTGCTATTTGACGCCATGTTTTATGGGGCGAATAAACTCTCATAAATTCATCATTTGAAATAGACAAATCTTTTTTACCTCTCCTCTTAGGATGGTCTTCTAAGCCTAGTCTATGCATAATATTCTTGATTCGTCGATCTGATATTTTTAATTCTCTTGCTATTTCCCTAATCGACTTATCTTTAGAATAAGCATTCATAAATTGCTCATCACTGATTCTAATCATCTTAATTGCATTAGGTTTAGCATCTGGTTTTTTAGGCCTTTGTATCTTATACTTATATGCCCAATAGGTTAATTTATTATATGAAATATTCATCTCCTTAGCGATTGTCTTCCATGTTTTAAATGTCGTCATAAAAGATAGTATTTCATCAGCTGATAAAGCCTTATCATCATTAACTGGGGGCTGATATGCTGGATCATTTAATCTATCTTCTAAAGCACATAAGCGGGGGTCTAAATCTAAGTGATACATTTTAAAATCCTTTTGTCTTAGAAAATAACTGATTATATTTTTTTTGAGTTATTGAATTAGTTTCATGCTCGATCATACTGGGAAGCTCTGAATCTCTCCAAAGCCAATTGATGACATCATATCTTAGAGCGTCTAAGGGATCTTCTCTTCCATCCTTTTTAGGGGCTTCCTTATTATCCCAGGCATAAGACAAGATCGCCTTTCTAAACGAGTTACCGCTTGCACGCTCTCCAGCTTCCCAAACTTCCCTTGTACATAATATTTTTCTTTGGCCAATCAGTCTTTTAACCCTTAAAACTCCGTTCATAATATCGGTTCTAATTGGATCAGTCACCCACTTAAAAGGCATTCCAATTCCCCCTTCATTGGGATCAAGCTTCAGCTCTCTAAAAGATGATTGAGCGGTTCTATCTGAGCGTTGGGCTCCAGCTTTATCACCGCTAGCACCATCTAAAAGTATCGTATTTGGAAATCTATCTTTTAAAGCCCTGGGTGCTGCTTTGCTCAAAATTAACTTAGCCAATTCACTTAGAGTTATTTCTTGAGGATTGATTTCAGCACAAATAATATCAGCTCTCAAATTGGGATCATGAACTAAAATTAGAACACTGGGTTTTCTAAAGCCAAAGTCAATAGCAATGCGACCGCTCCAATTGGGATTATATTCCCAGCCATCGATAATATGGTTCATAGTCCATTCGCTATAAATCATCCCACTCTTTGGCCTTGGTTGGTTTTCCACCATTGCCAATCGCTCTTCTTCAGGTAGGTTCTTGATTGCTTCGAACCAGTCGCTGGATAGATTGGCTTTATTAACATGACTTGAAAAAAGAATTGGTTCACAATTAGCTTTTGTTGCCATATCCACCCACCAAGCCCCCCAAACTGGAAGCCCAACCATAACCAGCTTTGGCGTTGGTCCACTTCTTAGACGGCCTAAAGCTTTAAAAGCTACCTCTTCAGTTAACATTTGACACTCATCAATCACCGCTAAGCCTGAAGTAATATTTAAGCCTTCTAAGGAGTTTTGAGACGCGTCTTGCGTACCTGGTCTAAAATAAGATCGTGTATAGATGACATGATTATTTGGAGTAGTCCAGCACCCATTAAGACCATTATAAACCCAGCCTTCAGGAATCATCCATTTTTGAATTTCAGGTGCTAAAACTTGCCTATATCTTCCAGCGGTATCAGTGATGAGAAGGCTGGATTTATTGGGATGCGCTTCACTCCATACCGCCAATGCGAAAACTAAAGCTGAAGTTTTACCACTACCCCAGCCAGCTCTAACCGATATAAAATGATCGTCTGATACAAGTAGCCTTTTAATGAGAGTAGCTTGTAGCTCATTTAATTTTAGCTTAGTCATCATCTTCTTCAATCTGAACTGGAGCTGGTTTATTCTCAACTTCAATCCCTCTAAGCTGATTGATCATATCGATCACAATCGACTTTTTATCTTGAGACTCATTGATCTCAACAATTTGTTTTTCTCCAAACTCATCTTTAAATTGACGCTCCAATAAAAATTTAGCCGCTTTCCAATCTCCAGCTTCAGCTGAAGACTGAACTAATTTTAGTAGATGCGCTCTATAAGCTAACATTGCTTGTTCAATCTCAAAGGCAAATTTTTGATCCTTGCTTTTCCAAGAATAAAAGGTTGATGGATATATACCAACTCTTAAGGCGGCTTGGATAGGTTTATGTCCTTGAGCTACAAGCGATAGCAATTGCTCTTTTTGAAGCTCGGTTTTAGACATTGGAGAGCGTTGAATCTCATTGACTTGTTGATCTGGTGCTTGTGCTTTGGCTTGTTGCTCTTTAGCTTTAAGCTTTTTTAGATCATCTAAACTCATTTTTCAATCTCATAAATTTTAGCTGAAATCTTCTCAATACCATCATCAAGATCAATTCCCTTTAAATACTCAATAGCTTCTGAAGGTGGATTATCAAGAATAGCAACAATGCTTGTTTCAATTACTTTTGATGGCTGGCATTTAAGAACGGAAGCAACCTCATCTATTTTTTGAATCAATGTCTCATTTAGATAGGTTGTATATGATCTTCTTCTATGCTTTTTCATCGTTTACCTCTTTGGCATCTAAGAGATTAAATTTAGTGGCCTCAACCTTCCAAAATGTTTTTCCTTCTGAATTAGTATAGCCAACCATTTTGCCCTCAACCAGCACTAACCCGCCCTTCTTGATAAGATTAGAAGCATTAACCGCGGTTGAATCATTGCTTGTAAAGCTTATAATTTCTACATTGAACCAAGTAGTCGCATCACTCTTTTTAGATTGATAGGCAATTGAACCAACGGCTTTTCTCATATTGCCAATGGTTTTAAGTTCAAAGTCTTTTCCAGCTCTTCCAGCCAGCACAAAGCAATTAATCATTTGATACTTCCTTTTTTGCAAAGTAGATAGATAGAAATAAAATTAAGTCCCAATCATTTATTGAGATTAACAATTGTTTAAACACATAAACCCCCTTTGTTTTGTTCATTAAAACATTCTAAAACATTTTATTAAAGGAGAACAAGAATGACAAGTGAAATATCAGTATATGATGGCTATATTAGAATAAGCCCTGGTTGTGTAATGGGTGATGACTTGATGGTTGTGAATACCGCTCGTGTATCGTATGATAAGGCTTCTCCAAGCTGGACTGATAGAGATCAGAAGCTATTGAAGTATCTATGGGATCATAAGCATACAAGCCCATTTAGACATTGTTTTATTCGCTTTGAAATAAAAGCTCCAATTTTCGTTCTTCGTCAATGGATGAAGCACCAGGTAGGATGCTCTTGGAATGAAGTATCAGCTCGATATGTGCAAGTCCCTGATGAGGAATTTTTCTATCCTATTGAGTTTAGAAAGCAAGATGATAAAAACAAGCAAGGTTCAATTGGTCTTATAGAAGATCAAGATGAGGCAATGGATTTGCTGCATCAATCTTATAAGCTGGCATATAGAAACTATTTGAGGCTTCTTGATTTAGGAGTATGTAGAGAACAAGCAAGAAGCTTGCTACCAGTTGGAAGCTATTCAAAAGCAATTTGGACCGCTTCATTACAAGCTATCATGAACTTTCTTGAATTGAGATTAGATCATCATGCTCAAAAAGAGATTAGAGATTATGCTGAAGCGGTGCTAAGATTGACCAGTTCTTATTTTCCTCAAAGTATGGAGCTGATTAGATGTCAAGATGCGTTAAATGTGGAGAAGCCCTTCAAGGATTAGATTATTTACAAGGCTTTGAATATCGATTTTGTCAAGCTTGTGTAAAATCATCATATTTCAATGCTTATGATGATTTAGAATTTTTAGATGAAACTGAAGATGAAGATGAAGAGGAAGAGGAAGATGATGATGAATGATTTTTTAGGAGTTTGCTTATACCTAGCTTCAATAGCCGAACCATTGCCAAATCAATCAAGGGTTGATACTTGCCTTGAAGTAGCCAAATCAGCAATTGACTATAAAATTGATCCATTTCTTGCATTGGCCTTGAGCTACCATGAATCAAGATTTG